TATTGGCATGAGAGACACTCGTCATCGTTTACTGTAGCTCCTTGAGGATTACAATTACATTTTTCACACGGACAAACGCCAGTATCATCAGAATGTCCTTTGACATTACAATGACAATTACAAAAACAATCTTTACATTTAGACATAGTGTTTAGTTAACCATTTTTTAAAACGGTTCCAATATTTTTTAATCATTTTTTTTCTCCTCAATTTCGTAGAAGAAGTTATCTGTGTCTTCAGTACGCCATCTACTACTATCTTCGACATTCCAATCACTTGTTTGTACCTTGTAGTCAGGAATTTCATCTTTCACTGTGAAAGATGGTATACTCCATATTAATCTATTGTTGGGCTGCGCCGCATAATTACCATTATCTAAGGCGATAATGTGAGCGCACTTATGTTCGTGCGGAATTTCAGAATGATCTGTGTCTACTATATTACTCTCTGGGTGGGCCCAGTCAACAGTAAAAAGGTAAGACCCTGAATACCATTTCTTATCTTTGCCTATGTATTTGCCGTGTTGGCCATCTAAAATATCGAAAGAAGTGACAGCAGGATAGTAACTGAAACAATTCCAAAGCTCCAGCTCGTCAAGTCTAAGTTTAGGAACTTCTTTGACATCAAAGCCTCGCTGGATGAAGGCGCTAATCGGTAAACGATAGAAAATAGCACCATTTTCCATAATTGCATGAAACAATATGGGACGCCCTGTAATTGATGCCATAGCAAATACAATGCAGTCTTCCACTTCTCCATGGTGTTTTTTAAGGTCATAAAGATATTCCCTCCTGATCTGTGCGTATGTCACAGGTATGTTTGCGTTTAAATATGCCATGCAACATAAGATCCTATTATGCTATTGCTAAAATAACTATAACAATTACTACAGCGATCACTAATTTTTTATGATCTGTCCATAAATGTTTTACTTGGTCTAATATATTCATAATTAACTCCATTTGTGTTTTTTAATGTTTCCCCAGTTCGTACCAGATTCGTAGTCTACCTTATTTGGTACTTCTAAATCAACTGCAGATTCCATTATTTCTAGTATACGTTTAGCTTGTTTATCAGATTCTACAGAAATGTCCAACTCATCATGTACTTGAATATGAGGTATAATACCTTCTCTAAAGAGATTTAACATAGCTTTTTTAGTCATATCTGCTGCAGAGCCTTGAATTAATTTATTTAAAGCCTTGTAGGTATGTGCTCTTTTAATCCCCGGTCCGTGTTCCCTGAGTGCATCTTCGTGTGGCAAAGCTTTATGTATTCCAAATTGTGCTGGTTCCCATAAATGAAACCTACATAATCTTCCAAGTAAAGTTCTAATTTTTCCAGAATCCTGTGCTCTACTCATAACTGCATTAGCTAACATTTTAACAAATGGAACTTTACCATGATACTGTTTAAAAAGTTCATCAGCGTTATCTTTAGATACTCCCAGCTCTGCTTGTAATTTATTTTTTCCCATACCATAAAATAAACCCAGGTTAATAGTCTTAGCTTGTTTTCTAGGAATATTAGCCATCTCGGCTACAATACTATGAAAATCGGCGTCGCCATCATGGTACGCGTTCGCAACTTCATCAACTCCATACATCTTTGATAACATGGCATAATGAACTACGAGTCTTGGTTCTTGTTGGTTGTAATCAAAACAACCCCATGTGTGGCCTTCTTCAGGAATAAACAATGATCTAATCATTGGTCCTAATACTGGATCACGTGATGGTATTTGTTGTAAGTTTGGATGTGAATAAGAAAATCTTCCAGTGACTGTTCCGCCATTGTCAGATCGTAATTGATTTATTTCTGAAAAAATCCGCCCATTATAGGCATGTTTAAGAATAGTGTCAATAAAAGTTGAGTGTGCTTTATTAATTTCTCTAGCTCTTGCAATTTGTTTTACTACAGGATGTGGATGATTTTGTAAAAAGTTTTTAACAAAACTAGGATCTTTTGATTTAGGAGTTCTATCATAATGTAGCTTTAATTTATCAAAGACTCGTGCTATACTTCTGGCCGCCATAATTTGTACATCAATTCCTGTTTCATCTTTAACTTTCTTTAAACATTCTTCTTCTAATTTAATTAATTTTTTCTTTTCCTCTTGAGCTTTTTGTTCATTAACTCTAACTCCTTTATGTCTCATAGCTACGAGACAAGGAAATAAATCTGTTTCTAAATTAAAAACAGATTCTAAATCTTGATTAATAATTTCTTGTTTAAGATAAGACCAAAGTTTTAAAGTAATCTCTGCATCTTTCTCTGCATATTTTCCTACATACATGGCTGGAAGTTTATACATTTCAGCTTTAGGATCTACGCCCCATTCTTTTGCTGTGGCATAAAGGACCGCTTCATCTTTTCCTGTTCCTATATATTCTCTTGAACAAGAATTTAAATCATAACGAAATCTATTTTCATTAACGATTGCTGTTGCAATCATAGTATCAACTATTTTTCCATTAATTTCTGGAATACCCAATGTCATAATCCATAAAATATCATACATGGCGTTGTGAAATATCTTTTTAGAATCTGTTTTCATGACATCCCTGAACCAGGAAATAACTTTATCCCTGTCCATGTTTCCGCCTCCCTGGTGAGCAATTGGAAAATAACCGGACCAACCCTCTACAGCTACAGCAATGCCCGTGACATATCCTTTATTTGTAAGAGAACCCGAACCCATTTTAATAAGTTCTGGATCACAGGTTTCCAAGTCAATAGCAATTTCTTTATGTTGTGATAAATCGGGAAATTCCTCAGGAGGTAACCATTCAGTTTGCGGTTGCCATAAAGGAGGTTGAAGAGTCATTGTGATTCCTTCCATGCTTTGTAGCCTTCAACCCAGTCTTTACCTGAAGTCTCCGGTGGTTTAATCATTCCCCAAGAATTTTTTGGAGGGTAAGTTCTTTCTGCATCTTCTTTTGAGATACCCGCGTTTCTATACTCTTCTTCTTCTGTCATAGGTATTAATTTGTAATCTCTTTCCAATATCATTTCACAATAGTGAATTGCTTTTTCTATGTCTTGTCTCTCTCCTTTATATTTATGTCTGCAGATATATTTAATAGCATTACCCTCTGCAAAAGGTAAATTGTTTTTGTTTATAAATTCACTCGGCTGCATCGCCATATTTTTATAATGGGATCCTCCGACTTGCTTATCGTATGTATTCATATTTTATATCCTTTATAATTATCTTTAGGCCTTACAATATGTAAAGTCTCTTTGGTTCTTGTTGCCCCTACATAAAACAGTCTTTCTTCGTCGTCGGGATTTTTATCATATCCTTTCTGTGTGTTTTCTGTAAGATCAGTCAATAAAACTACATTATCACATTCTCCTCCTTTTGCACCATGTATTGTTGACACATTTATTCTTGGATCTTTATTTAATTTTTCTCCATTATTTCTCATTGATCTTAAATATTCTATCCTTCTTGATCCTGCACTATCCAATGCTTCATACCAAACTGCTTTAGTAACTAATCCGTAATCTTTTCGTAATTGATCTATTCCATAAAAAGCTCCCTTTGCCATACCTTGTACTTTTTGTTTGTCTAAATTTCGTGGACTCATATAACTAAATATATGTTCTAATTTTTTATAATCTAATAAAGATCCTTTTCTTAAATTTTCCCAATCAGCCACTGCTTGATAAAGTTCTGCCTCATAGTTCTTTCCTTTTTTACTTCGATAATAAAGACCATCTTTATAAAGAGTCTCTTCAATATTTTTATGTTGGTAATTAGTTCTTGTTAAAATTAACCAGTTTCCTTCTTTTAAATTTATTTGATCAAAACTATCATACCATTTAACATCTCCTTCACGTTTAGAAGGTAACCAATTTTTGTTGATTCTATTTGAAATTCTGTTTACAATATTTGCTGCTAATTTGTGAACTTTGGCAGGAACTCTAAATGATTGAATTAATTGATTAATTTTACCATCTAAAGCAATAAAACTATTAACATCCGCACCAGCCCATCTAAAAATAGCCTGATCATCATCTCCCGCTATAAAAGAATCATCTGTTTTTTTCCATATTTCTCTAGCCATCCTCCATTGAACACGAGATAAATCCTGCGCCTCATCTATAAATGTTACATCAAATTTAGGACACTTATCACTTTTAATAAAATCTGAAATCATGTCATGAAAATCTATTAAGTCATATTCTTTTTTATAAATACGTAATTCATTATCAAGAATAATTAATTTTTCTCTGGAAACTTCGTTAGTATGATCTCCCGTATCATACTGTTCTTCCACACTAATTTGTTTATGTTTAGCTTTGTCTATAATGTTAAGTTCTTCACAAGAAGAAGAAAAGAATGCATGATTCTCATCTGCATCCCAGGATGGTACTTTTAAAGTAAGTTTTAATTTCTCTCCTAAATCTTTATAGTGATGTGGTTGCATTACATTTTCTTTTTTAATACCTAATCTTCTAAAAGCTAATGAATGTAACGTTCTAAAATAAGGAAGATCTTTCTCACTTAAATTAAATTTTTTCATTGCTCTATCTCTTGCTTCGTAAGCAGCTTTCTGAGTAAATGCAAAGTATCCAATCTTATCGGGATCTGTTTCTTTTAAATAATTCTCTACTTTATTTAATAAAGTTCTCGTCTTTCCTGTACCTGGTGGACCCAATACTATAGTTGTCATTAAAACACATCCTTTGGTTTATAACCTGGTGATTTAAATTCTGTTTTCTTAGCGTCGAATTTTTTAACATACATTACTTTCATACTTTTACCTGATGCATCTAATACTTTCATCTGTGCTCCGAACCATTCTTTCATCCAAGCTGATGTAAGTTGATAAGAATGACCCCAACGTCTTCTTTGTAAATGATCATGAAAAAAATGTCTAAATTTAAAATAATGATTTTGTTCATCACTCCAAACATTTCCTCTTTCTATATCTTCTTTACGTTTTGTTTGTCTTCTATCACTACAGTAATCTTCTAAATGTTCTAACAATTGATCTTCTGTTTTCATTCCCTCTGGTGCTTCTATAATTTCTCTTCCAATTAATAATCTATTAACTTCAGATTTCCAGTCTTTTTCTTTAGCAGTAGGTGGCAACATACCAACACCAGCAATACATGCTTCTTGAAATAAAGATTGTAGTCTTAAATGTTTTGCACTATCTAATTTTAATCTTTTTCCATCTACATTAAGATAATAATAAGGTTGTTCTAATTTAATTTCTTGAAGATCACTTAGCTCAGGGAATGAAGGTGCATTACCTATACCATGTTTTCTTTTAGTACATAAAGATTTATCACAGTGACTACACATTGGTTCTTCTTTACATAAAAATCCCCAATCTTGTTTCTCATGTTGTTTCTTAATAGTATCAATTTCATTCTGCTCTAAATCTCCTATCATGTAATTTTCATGAAACCAGGATATTTTTTCTTTCCAATTCTTCCATTTCTTTTTAGCAAATACAGCAAAATGAAATAAAGCTATGTTTCTATTAGCTTGAATTTTGCTTGCTGCTAAAATTTCTATACATGGAGGACCATCAGAAAATTCTGATTCAGATCTTTTTACTGTAATCTCACTAACGTTGCATTTCTTAAGGTCTACAATACCATAGAACTGTTCTAAAGTAGCTGCTTTGCCTTCTTCGGTAAAAGCATAACGTGTTGTTTTATCTCCTTGAAAATAAGGAAGATTTAAAAAATTCCCTGTATCTTCTTCTGATTTTAATTCTATTTGTTTTGGAAATATTTCAGCATTACCAAATCCTAAGATAGCTCTAATCTCTAAGAGTTTATCTCTCATAATTTTAGCTTCTACAAGTTCTTTGGAAAATAAAAAGATATGTGCTCCCCCACTTTTAGATCTACATACTACAAGGGGAAGTTTTAATAAATTAATTTTGTTTAATAATTTTTGATGATCAAATCCTGCATAGCTATCAACATCTATACATCCCCATAAACAAGTATTGTTGTCATTAATTGGTACAATACCTAAAGTAGGTTCAATTCCTTTTAAATGATTTTCATAAAGTTCAGGAGTAACAGGTTCTCTTTTAATAAAAGAATTACCTTTTAATTTTTCACCATTTATAGGTTGCGTTTTTATATAGGTACAACCATACGCTCTCTTTAAACCATTAAATATCTCAGCAAATTTTGACATAATCATACTTTATAACAAGGCGAGTTAAGTCTCCCGCTCCCGCCTTGCATTACCGTTAGGTAATTTAGTAAGGAGTTTTTCCTATTTTTTCGGAATCACTCGAATGTTTAACTTGAACATTTCCCTTAGAAATATTTTGAGAGAAACTTTTTGCCTGGTCATACATGGCTCTATCTTCAATAGGACCAACTTTAGTTACGTCCCAACCAAACCATGTTCCTTTATCATTAGACTGTTGTACAGTCGTCAGTTTATAAACATGACTATATGTTGGTGGTGTAAATAAGCCGTCTTTACCTTGAAGCTTAATTCCCATCATCATTGTATTCCATTTACGACTTGTTTTTAACTGAGTCGATTTCATGGTAATCAATGCAGTGCAAGGATTTTTACCCAGCATCGTCACATAATGACTTGCGGTATTCTCAAGATAATTACCATTAGGTAATCTATCTTTAAAAGTACTGTCTCTCTTTGCAGAGCCTACAATATCAGAATCCGAAGCATGTGTGGCAACTGGTGCGCCCATACTTTCTCCTCTATCTTTCCATTCTACATACTCTCTTTTGTAGTAGCATGGAATTACACTTATACCTTTTGATCCGTCATGAAGTTCATTCGTAACGGTATTTAGGATCATACCAGGTTCTGCCCCCGCAATATGTTTAGCATGTCTCGTATTTACTTCCGGAGACAGCTGTCCTAAAACTTTCAAAAATGGTAATGCAAGATCTTCTTGCGACATCGTTTGAAAGCCAGCATTCGCATCAGACTCAAATAAATTAGTTGATGGAACCTTTGCATTTGCTTTTGTAGCAACTGCTGTTTGTTCTTTGTTCGTCGTTCTTTGTTCTTGGTTCATTGTTAGTTTTTCCTTGTTAGTTTGGTTTGGTTTCCTACAAACACATTAAAAATATCCATGGGCATATCTTCACCTTTTTCGATACGTTCACGGACGAGTGCTTTGAGAGTCATGGGTTCAACCTTCAACTTTTGTGTTGGTTGAAACCCTTGACTCTGCGCAAGGTTAGCGTATTCCACCGCCTTGTTATCTTCGTTTTTTCCAAAGGAAACAGTAACATCATTTTTAAT